GCCAGCGTTCCACCTACGCCGTTCATGACTGAGGTTCGGACAATACTCACTAGATGGAAGTCTTCGGTAGTTGTCCCACTAGTTCTCGTTTCAGTTCGGGTACTGGTGAAGGAAACAAGTTGGCCACTCTTAGCGGCCAGTGAAGCACCGTTTGATACTAGGGAGACGTTGAGAAACTCGCCAGAGGTAATAACATTGTTCGTAGAAACTGGTGCAATATAGAGTGCTTTTCCGGTAGTGAGAGAACCAGCATACACATCAACAATGTTCGAGGTACTAGCTGCGCTAGCGAATTGAGCGGCTCTACCGTTACCCGAGTTATCAATGAGCAAAGCGTCTTGGTCAGCGTCTTGGTCTATAACTAGAGCAATGGTGCCACTGGCCGAAGTGTGGTCATTATGGATGTGGGCTAAGTAACGGGAACCACCGTCAGTACTGTTGCTGTAGACTTTTAGCCCGCTGCCGGTAGTGAGAGCACTGGCTACAACATCAATGGCATTCGCTGTAGTAGCCGGACTAGTGAGTTTAACCGTTTGCACCACGGCATTGCGTGGCGAAATCTGCGTGGCAGAGTCATACTTCCACAGACCAGGTGGCGTAGAGTATTTCATACCACTTCGATATACCGGACAGAGATTGTCCCAGCACCCTCCTCCGCAATGGCATTAACTGGGCCAACATATTCGTCAAAACCAACAATCTGGTTAGCCACAATGGGGAACGTACTGGCCGAAGAGGCTGTACCTGTGGATAAGTACAGATTATTACTGCTGTTATGGACAAACGTGACACTTTTACGTCCTAGAGAGGTCGGAACAATGTTTGTAGAGGCATCAGAACCCACGGCCACAGCTGCGGTAGTCGAATTAGCTGATCTAACCAGGTAGATACGCTGTGTCCCAGCCCCTACATCACCAACATTAGTATCAATAGCGTTCCCACCGAGCTGTGCCACGTTCGTTGAGTCTGTCGCACCGCTTACTTGCGAAATTGCTACTGAAGTGGCTCGTAGTTCCGCGTCAGTCAGACCTGAGGAACCTGTCTCCAATGAGACTCGGACACGATTATCTGCATTAAATACCCCATTAACTGCTGTTGAGCCAAACGCATCGACCACATTGACCAAACGTGGATCAATTGTGGCACCATCACTGTTTAAGATGTTGACTCCTAGTGTCGAAGTGAAGCCACTCACCGTCACCGAGGTAGCCGCATCACTGGCATTGACTACTCGTAGGGCCGTATTTGAGGCTCCGAGGCCAAAACTAGCTATTAGTCCACCCTCATTCTTCAGCATCTGGGCAATGGTGCGTGTGCCTCCGCCCATACTAGCGATATAGGGCTTGCCTTTGTCATCGGTGAGAATGACTGGCAGAGGTTTACTAAACGTGTGCCGCACTGGTTCAGGGAAGACTATCTCTTGCTTGGAGATAGCATCCTTAATTTCTTTTAGACCGCGTGTTAGTTCAAGGTTCTTAGGTAGCTTAACCGTGACGTGGGGCCTAGGAACTCTGATAGACGGCACCTTGACTATGATTTCCGGCTGCTCTAAAGGTGGAACATTGACAACCGGCACTTTAATCTCTGGAACTATGACATTTGGCGCCTTAATGTCAGGCACAGTCACATGTATGTCTGGCACCTTGATCTCAGGAATGTTGATTATCGGTAATTTGATCTCTGGCACGTACACATCAGGCACCTTCACATCGGGTAGCCGCATCTGTGAGACCACAAACTTCATCTCCTGGATGAACGGGCCAAGCAGGCCGTTGAGTGAGGTCGTCAATAGCTCAACAAACTTGGTGTTGTGCTTCTGCTCCTCCAAGGCACGCTCCAAGGTTTTGTTGATCTCTTGGAGGTCTTTGTCAGATACTTGGGGCATTCTGGAGCTGATTTAACTCAGATACTTTTTCGTTGACTTGTTGTAAAGGCTGAGCTTCAGCGCCTTGGCCCATCTGGTCAGTTTGTGCCATGGTCATCTGTTGCTGGACACTCTGCTGCATCTGTTTCTCCGCTTCCTCTACTTCACGTAGCTCCGCCGGCGTCACGTCAACCATCTCCAAGGCTCGTGACTGCATAATCCGACGGACAGCGGGGTTGTTGGGGAATAGGCTTTGGATGTAAATAAGTTTCTGCATACCCTTCGTCTTCTCACTCTCAGCCTCAGAACTAGACCGGACAATTGGCCGAAAGCCAGCCTCAGATTTCCACTCACTTGGCCGAACAACCTTCGGCCAGATCTTGCCATCAGCGCCGGTCTTGTAGAGTGTCTCCTTCTTACGTTGGTTAGCTGAGGTGAGCTCATACCACAAGGTAGCCGTGTTATACCATGATCGCTTGTAGAACTTAGCCATAGCTACGGTCCGCTCCATCGCTTTACCTACCAGTATCTCCACTTCACCTAGTGTCTGCTTGCCACCTTCGCCTACACCTTTCTCAATAGCAGTCGCGGCAGTACCTCGCTCGACTATCTGGGTGAGATACTGCAAAGCAGTCATATTGTCATCCAGGCGATCAATGGCGACGGGCATAATCACATCTTTGATTGATTGACCAGGCTGTAATGGCGGGCTGGGTAACATGCGTCCGGGGCCTGGCTCGTAGGTCTGCGGGGTGTAGTTGGTACCGCTGGCATACCAGTGCATACCAAAGTTGTTGAGCGTCCGGCCTTCGATCATCTGCGAAAACCAGATATTAGATACTTTGTTAGGCACACGAATAAGATCAGCCGGGCCATCCGACCAGAAGTCATTAGTTTCCACATCATCGCCCCAGGTTACATATGGGTAGCGGTCGATGCCCAACATAGACAGTAGTGGCTCGTTCAATAACTCGATTTGATCGTCAGCGTAGACGATTACTCGCTTCTCATAGTTTTGCTTACGTACGTTCCATATCTTGGAGATATGCTCGGTTAAGTTGACAAGTGAATCACCCATACCAAACAAGGCAAACTCGTGATCGTCAACACCCATAGCCCTCAGACGTTCCATCTTTTTGTCAAACTCTTGCTTGTTTTCACCAGATTGTATAAGCCCCTGTTTACTGGTCATGTAGTTTTTGAGCTTCTGCTTGCCTTCATTGCTGTAGCGGGAGTCAGATAACACGTTACGCAACGGGCGGAAGATGTTTTGGTGAAGCATGAAGTGCGCTGTCTCTAAATCCAGGGGGTCAACCATGGGATCAACGACTACGTCGTAGATGTCCAGCGCCCGCAAGTCTACCTTGTCATCTACCCAGTTAAGCTTCTTGAATGTCCGGCCGGCTAACAAAGCAGTCTTCTTGTCCTGCACGTCTATGCCTTCCAAGTTGTCATTCTCGTAGAACGCATTCCACTTCTCTTGCATGAGTAACTCCTTGAACTCATCGCCACTCAGTTCCTCCCAGTCAATCATAGGTGGATCATCAATCTTAGAGAGCAAGGTCTTAATGGTCTCCTTCATCATAGGGATGTTAACCGCTTGGCGTTGGGTTAACCTGTTGGTGCGTACCTTGTTGCGATAGAGCTCGTAGTTCTCGTTCCAGTCTTCGTGTTTTCGTTCTTGAAACTCACGAGCGCTCTTCTTCTCGTGCAAGAGCTTAATCATCAGGTCGGACTGGTTCAAGGCAGGAATTTGCATAATACAAGAAAGGCGCCATGGTGGGCGCCTGCTCAGGGTGAGAGTTAAGGCTTGTTCTCTTGCATACTAACAACTTTCTGACGCACGTACAATGGGCCATCGATACGCATGAGTGTGCCTTGGTGGAAGTACAGCGTGACCTGGCCACTATGTAGGTTAAACACACCGGCTTGGTAGAGTGTATGCAACGCATCTTGAATCCGCTTCGTCTCTTCGTGACTTGCTACTTCAAACGCCGCTTTGATATTACCAATCATAAACCTAGCTCCTGATAATATGTCGGCAGTGCGGGACTAGCCACACTGTTAGCCACTGGTTGTTTGAGTATTGATGACAAAGCGTAACGAATCGCATCCATGCTGTGTGAGAATTGATGCTCAGGCTCATTTAATATCTTACCAAGCTTGTCTGTCTCCCACAGATAGTTGCGGTACTCCTTGATTATGTTCACACTGGCCTTCGTTACCGTAATGCGTTGGTCTTGTACGAGTTGAATACCATTACGCACACTGTCTGGCCCTTTCTCGGCGGGAATGATATTCACGCCATAGCTGCGTATTTCATCAATACTCTTGGGCTCCGCACTATCAGCAATGACTAAGGCTTGTGGTTGATTAAGTAATGTGTCTGCAATTTGTTTGTTACTCAGACCTTTGAGAAATGCCACCTCATCAAAGATGTACTCACCATTGCAATAGAGTATAGCCACGATAGAGGTAGGGTCATTCGAGTAACCAAAGTCTACGCCATATCGCAGCAGACGCGCCTGGCGGGGTATGTCGTCAACGATAGACCAATCCCGGTATATTTTACCCTCTACCTCGCCTAACTCGCCTAGACCGTATACGCGCCACCAGCCTTTGCGTTCCTTGCGTGTCTCAATGGAATCAATAATTGCTTTGTCCAAGGCTTCGTTGTCTTTGTAGGTGAGCGTGATGTGGTCAATATCGTTTCGTTTATGCAGCACATCCGTGTAAAACCAAAACTCACTTGTCGGATTCCAGTCTAAGTAAATAAATTCTTTTGTGCGTACTTCGAGTTGGTCAAATGTTTCTTGCGGCACGTTGTTAGCTTCGTTGATAAACAAACGATCACGGCGTGGGCCACGCACCTTCGCCGGCTGGTCAGCACTGAAGAACTCTAACTTGCTGCCAGTCTCGAATGTGTATACGTAATCAGTTTTATTCCACCGGCTAGGGACAAAATAATCCTGTACCTCCATGATGTTGAGAAAATCTCTGATCGCTCCACGTTTAAGATGGGGGAACGACTCGCTCACTACGCTAGTCAGGGTACCTGTAGTGTCAGTCTGTGCCCGAGCAATAAGGTAAATGAGTATGGAGATAGTCTTGGACGCAGCCGTTCCACCCTGTACAGCTCTAAGACGTTGCTGGAGAGCTTTGATCTTCTTGTACGCTGTCGTCTTTAAGAACATCGTCTATAGGTTTGGGTAGTTTAATTGTAACAAGTGCATCCTCTGACTGATGAGGATTACCCTCAGCCATCTTCCAGACAATCTCAGGTGGTAATTCCTTGAGAAACGCTAGCTTCTCCTCATCTGGTAACTCCATGAGAAACTCTTTGGCCCACTCCTTTAGAGTCCTGCCAAGTGGTCGACCGTTGGGATTGCCTGATTGTCCTGGCTTCCATTGGTAATCCTTGAGCCAAGGCAACTGTTTTTTATACTGCTTAACTGGCTCCATGTTGACATTATGCCGAAAACATATCCTTCAGTCCAGAAGAATATTTTGCAAGTATTTCTTTAGCCCACTTCACTAAACATGTCCGCAAGACCATCTTTAAAACTGAATTGAGCTTTAAAATTCAGCATTCGCTCTGCCTTGCTCGTGTTGTAGACAAAATGCTCAGGATCTACCGTTCTACCTTCCTTAGTCTCAATCTCTCCTGTATACCCTGCTGCCTCACAGATAATCTTGCCCGCCTCTTGGGCTGTAAGCTCTTGCCCAGTGCCCACATTATACGCTTGGTTCCAGCTATCCCATGGCGCTGTGAGAGCAAGAAGATTAGCTCGCGCCACATCACGAATATAGGTAAAGTCATTACTTTGTTTGCCCCCGTAAAGTGTTGGCGCAAGGCCGCGGTTGATTCGCTCCAAGAATCCACCAATGAGCCCGTGGTGTCGCTTTTCTTTGCCATAGAGGTGAGCGTATCTAAGAATAATCCAGGGACTAGCTTCGTCTTGCAGAATAAACTCGCCCATGGCTTTACTACAGCCATAGACTGAGTTACCCCGTACTTGAAAGTCCTCAGTAATCGGAGGCTCCTGCTCTATGGGCATATACACACTCCCCGTAGAGGCGTAGACCATGGGTATGTGATACTTACCAGCCACACTAGCCACATTCCAGGTACCCACGACGTTAGTCTCGTAGGCTAGTCTAGGATTAGCATCGGCTTCACTGAATCTGGCAATAGCGGCGAGGTGGAGAATTCTATCAGGCTCAAACCTCTTCACTGTTTCATCTAATAGTTCCACATCCCTAATGTCTCCACCCTGCATAAGGTCGTAGCCCACAACCTTGTGGCCACTCTCTTCTAGTAGCTTACAGGTGGCACTACCCACAAAACCTAAGTTACCCGTTACTAAAATATCCATACAGCATGATGAGACCTACAATACCAATAACAATTTTTGTCAACTGTAAAACGAGCTCTAAGCGACTCATATCCGCTTACGATACTGCCGCAGTGAGTCTTGGACTGAGCGTAAGTTAGCCATGGACTCTACGACCCCACCGGGGGACTCTATTTGCTGGTCGATAGTTTCTAATTGCTTCTCAAGCTGTTGGAGATCAGCCTTACCACCCTCCACTTTCTTGTCTAAATTAGCCACAATTGTAGCGTCTACCTCAGCCAGTTCTTTCTCTGGCAGTTCTTCCATCTTATGCCGGGCGTTATCTAGGTCTTTCATGGCCTCTTGCGCCTCCTTTAGGCCCAGCCGGCGAATAAGCTTGGCAAATATGTCAGGGGCGTCTGTCTGTTCTTTGACAGTATCGTACTGCCGGCGGACAGCTTCTCGCTGCGAGCGCAATTGATTCAGGTAAAAGTCAATATCCCAGATCTTTTTCTTAGTAACAAAAACCTTGTCACTAATGTGGAGCCTGTGCTGCCACCGTTCGGGAAGGAGTTTTCTTAAAAAATCCGCCATCGGGAAGGGAGAGAGTTATACACCTTACGAATCGATTGTTCTAATGGTAACACATTGAGGATACGACGGGCAATATGACGCGCACCGGGAGGAATAACTATAGGGTCAGCGTAGTACGTACCAGTCATTAAGAGGACGCGTGCTTGTTCATCTGGACTAAGCGATCGCCCCTTATAGCGATGATTCCAGACCGTGGATATGTTGGCCCCGTGGGTACCCACCACAAATCCCCGCTCCTCACCAAAGTCATAAAAGGGGAGGGCGTCAGCGATATACTCATGGCTGCGGTAAGGGCCGGTGTAGTCGAAGTGTTGCTGGGGGTTGAGGAAGTAGCCGGTGGGGAACTTAATCGTGAAGAACGGCGGAATAGTATCCGTGCGATACGTTGACACGTGGTCTTGAGTCCACGTAACCGTCGAGTATTCAGCCACTTCCTTGCTTGCATAATTCATAATGTACCCCTTTTTCCAACCACAGACACCTTGACCTTTTTCAGCCCAGGCCTGAATACGATCAGTGGCAAAGGACAGGTACATATCATCACTGGGCTGGATGGTCATCAGCACATAGTCTTGGTCTTTCACGTGTACCTCTAGCTCAGGCAGTGTCCCTTGTAAGCTCGCTAAGAGTCGCTGCTTAGCGACAGCATCATCGTACTTATCGTCGTAGAAACAGACGCCGTGGAAGGTATGAATCACCGAGAGTCCGCGGATACTGTTAAGGGACTTTTGGAAGGCTTGGACAATGGGATTGCTTTG